GTAATGGCTATGGTGTATTTAGCCGCACAGGTGCAGCTGCGCAAGCCACGGCGTATTTCAATAAAAATACTAATGACGGAACCATTATTTCACTCAACAAAGACGGTTCCCAAGTTGGCATGATTAGCACTGTCGCTGGAAGGCTGGGTATAGGTACAGGAGATTCAGGTTTATTCTTTGACGATGACAACAACAGGATTGGCCCAGTTACACTGGCAACTGGTACCCCTGTAGATAGTGACGGGTTATTGGATCTAGGCTACTCTGGTGCGCGCTTCAAAGACCTCTACCTAGGTAACGACATTGCACACCTAGACACTGCCGGAAATGCACGTTTGCTGTATGACAGAAGCTCTAACCTGCTTGGTAACGCTGGGACAAACTTGAGTGGCGCCAGCTTGCTGGTGGGGACTTCCTCCGTTCTTAGCCTTGGCCAAGTTAGCATGGTTTTTGATGGCACAACTCAAAACGGATACATCGCAAAAACAACTCGTTCTGCGACAGGATCAAACTTCGCAGTCTTCTTAAACTCAAGTGGTTCGGTTGCTGGAACGATTACACATAACGGATCAACTACGGTTAACTATGGCACGTCATCAGATGAACGCCTCAAGGAAAACATTGCAGACGCTGATGACGCAGGCAGCAAAGTAGACGCTATCCAAGTGCGCAAGTTTGATTGGATTGCTGATGGCTCCCATCAAGACTATGGCATGATTGCTCAAGAGTTGCAAACTGTTGTTCCTGATGCGGTAACAATCCCAGAAGACCCTGACGAAATGGCGGGCGTAGACTACAGCAAACTAGTCCCCATGCTTGTTAAAGAAATTCAATCACTACGCGCTCGCGTGGCACAACTGGAGAACAACTAATGGCTACATGGACTATTTCAACCCTAGAACGTAACACAGCAGACGGTGGCGTTACAGTCGCACACTGGATAGTATCTGAAGAAGAGACTGTAGGTGAAAACACGTACTCTGCATCTTCTTATGGCACTGTAGGCTTTACACCTGATGCATCTGCTGAAGGATACATTGCTTATGGTGTACTTGTTGAGGACACAGTTCTTAACTGGGTGTGGGAGCAGGTAGACAAGGATGCAATTGAAGCATCACTTACAGCTAACATTGAGCTACAAAAGAATCCTGTAACTGCTGATGGAGTGCCTTGGTAATGCCTTACGTAATTGATGCATTTAACATTATCACTGCTTTAGTTGCTCTAGCGTCAGCTATTGCAGCAGCAACTGATACACCTAAAGATGATGCTCTAGTAGCTAAAGCATACAAGTTACTGGACATGATTGCACTAAACGTAGGTAAGGCTAAAGACTGATGAAGCAAGACCAGACGCAAACACTTGACTTGGCTTTAGAAGCACTAGAGAAGATAGCTCAACATGAGAAAGAATGTGGTGAACGCTGGGGTGAAGCAACTGCTGAACTTCGGCAGCTTAAAGAACTAGCTTCTGCCCATGCGTTGAAGTGGGAGCGTCTGGCTTGGCTTGTTGTTACTGTTGTGGTAACAGGTGCAGCCTCCGTGATAACAACAGTATTGACATAGAGAGAATATAAATGAGTAACGGCTATTATAATGCTGGGGACTATAATCCGAGCTTTTTTGATAACCTTGATACCCTTACAGGCGCTGTAGGTGGCTTCTTAGGAGGCACAGGTGGTCAGTTGATTGGTGCTGGTATGAGCATTGATGAACTTAATAAGATTACTGACATTGCACAAAAGTCAGCAGAAGAGCAAGCTAGAATAGGCAGAGAAGCACAAGCTGCTAGTGCCTTTAGACCCTTTACTGTCTCTACTGGCTTTGGTGGTGTCCAGGCAACACCTGAAGGTGGGTTTGCTACTACCTTATCTCCAGAGCAAGCTGAACAACAACGTAAGCTACAGGCTCTCACAGGCACCTTACTGGGTGGTATGGGCGCAGGTGTACCAGATGTATCAGGTATCCAAGAACAGGCTCTAGGGGGCGTAGGCGGCTTCCTAACAGGTGCTATGGCTCCTATGGCACAGAGAGAAGCTGATGTCTATGAGCGCATTAGAGCTACTCAACGCCCTGAAGAACAACGTCAACAGCTTGCATTGGAAGAACGTCTAGCTGCACAGGGACGTACAGGTCTACGTACAGCACAGTTTGGCGGTTCTCCTGAGCAGTTTGCTTTAGCACAAGCACAGGAAGAAGCGAAGGCTAGAGCATCTCTAGGTGCGCTAGGACAAGCACAAGCAGAGCAAATGCAACAAGCAGGACTTGCACAAAGTATGTTTGGTTTAGGCTCTGGTGCTGCTGCATTACCTGCTTCACTACAGCAAGCACAATTAGGTAACATTGGTGCTGCTTTAGGGTTACAATACTCGCCTGAACAACAACTATTAAGCTCTCTTGATCCTGCTATTAACCTTGCTAACATTGCTGGCACAGGACAGCGACAAGGTGCTGGTTATATGTCAGAAGCAGGTATTAGTGGATTAGAGGACATTCTACAAGCAGAGACTGTACGTAGTCAGAACCTACGTGATCTGTACTCTACACTCTTAGGCGCTCAAGCTAGTCAACAGCAAGCTGCGGGGCAACAAGCAACAAATACTGGATTGTTTGGTAGTATTAGCGACATTGCCAGTGCTATTGGCGGCTTCTTTAACTAAGGAATACACATGGGACTTTTAGATAGAATAGGCGCATTTGAGCGTTACAAGGTATCTCCTACTCAAGGTACTTCAGGGCTGATGACAGGCGCTGGACAACCTATGAGTCCTTTTGCACAGCAAGCCGCTAGAAACATTGGCGGTGCGCTTGGAATGGACATGAGGACGGGAGAAGAAAAGTTAACTCAAGCGTTAGCTCAGGTAGACCCTAACAGCCCAGACGCTGAAGCACAGCAGTTAGCTGCTTTAGTTAAGTTTGGTACACCTGCACAGAAAGTACAAGCTACACAACGCTTGACTGCTCTTAGGGAGAAGAAAAAGAAAGAAAGAGAAGAAGCTACTGAAAAAGAAGATACAACAGACTTAGTAGTCAATATGGTTGCTAAAAAGTACGGCGAAAGAGAAGATGTTGATGAGCTAATACAGTTAGCTTCTAAAGGTGCTGGTATCTCAGATATAGACGCTTTAGTAAAGAAGGCTAAAAAGGGAGACAGTAAAGTTTTATCGCCTGGAAGTGTTTTAGTAGACGATGAAGGAAACATTAAGTTTCAAGCTCCTTTCAAGCCTCAAGAAAAACCTGACCCAAAAGAGTTTAAGATTGATACAGAAGATGCTAAAGGTAATCCTGTAACTCAGATTGTAGTTAGAGGAGATAATGACCAAATTAGAGTTCTTAAAGAGTTCCCAAGGACAGGTGCTCCTGCTACAGGCAACGCTGTTGTTAAGCTGCAAGGTGAGTTACTAGAAGGGATAAGAGAAGAAGCATCAAGAAAAAACAGAGCTAATAAACTTGTTTTGGATTTGAACAAGATGCCAGATACTTTAACATCTGGGCAACTAGGTGTAGCAGAAGAAGTTGTAAAAGGCTTCTTTGGTAGGCAAGACGCAGAAACTTTACTTAGAACAGAAGCAACTGCTTTAAGGAACTCTAATGCTATAAAAAACTTACCTAAAGGCCCAGCTTCTGATAAAGATGTAGCTTTAGTATTGGCGGGAGAGTTAGACCCTTATGCTAACAAAGAAACTTTATTAGCGTATGCTAGAGGTATTGCTAAGATAGCTGCACACGCAGAGCAAAACCTTAGAGATCAGTCTGCTTGGATAGGCCAATATAATGGTTCTCTTGATGGCTTTAGCGATTGGCAACAAGTACAGCGTTATGAAAGAGAGTTTGCTTCTTTAGAAGATCCTAGCTTTTTAGCTGAAGCAGGAATTCCTAGCCAAGCATTACAGATAATACGTGACAATCCTAATGACCTAAAACTTAGACAGCAGTTTGTAGACTCTAAGTGGAACACAGAAAAGTATGACTACGGGCAGGCTTTAGAAAACTATAGCAAATCTCAAGCTAGATTAGCTAGTACAGGAAGAACATTATAATGGCTCAAGTAAATCCTTTTGATTCTATGGTTCCGCAGGGTCTTGATGCTGTAGAGCCTAATCCGTTTGACGCTATGGTTCCTGGTAATCCTCCTGCCCGTAATGAAGAAGAAGAAGAGTTTTCTTCAGGTGAGTGGACTCTTTTAGATAACCTAACAGGAGCTTCTTTGTTTATTGAAGGAGCTACTCTTGGCTGGTCTGATGAAGCTCTTGTGGGACTACAGAGTTTAGTTGAGTCTGTTGGCTCAGATAAAGAACTAGCTGAAATCTATGCTGAAAACAAAGATGCGTATGATGCAGTAATTAAAGATTTTCGTAGACGAAATCCTAATGTAGCTTTAACGGCTGAAGTAGTAGGGGCTATTGTTAGTCCTATCTCTAAACTAAAAGGTATTGAGGCTGCCGGTTCCCTAGGGGGTCTAGTGGCTAGAGGAGCAGGAGAAGGTGCTTTAGCTTCTTTAGGGGCGGCTGAAAGAGGAGCAGATATGACTTCTGCTGCTGCTGAAGGTGCTCTGCTTGGAGGAGTAACTACAGGCGCTCTAGGAAGTCTTGGTTGGTTGTTTAAGAGAAAAGTAGAGGCTCCTTTAGAAACAGAAGAAGGTTTTACTCCAATAACCTTAGCGGCTAAAAAAGATGGCGGCTTAACGTCTTCAGAAGCACTGCTCCAATCTTTCTATAAGGGCGTTGTGGGGCCGTCTTTTGGTGGAGGAGCTTTACGGGCACAAGAAGAAGTTATAGTAGGACCATTAAAAACTAGGTCTAAAGAGCTAACTCAAGTATTGGAAGCTGCTAAATCCGAAGCAGGGGCTGCTAAGGCTCAGTTAAGTGACTCTGTTAAAAAGATAGATCGTACTGCTAGAACAATAAAAGCAGACTCCACAGAGGCTCAAGAAATAATTAAAGGTAACTACAATCCTTTCTTAGGAAATGATGGGCCGGTTATGGTTAACAGTGTTCAAAAGGCTAAGGAAGTAACTGAAAGAGCACAAGATGCTTTTAGGTTAGTAGCTCTTGAAAACTCTTTACCAGCAAGAATGCCTAAAAGAAAAATTAAAGACATAACAGAAGCTACTAACCCTAACTCTGCTATGAAAGAACTAGAGCTTAACTGGACACAACATGGTTTTGAAGCCTCTAAAGGGAGGTCTTTTATTGTTAAACCTCAAGAATTGATTAGTGATATGGCTAAAAGAGCTACTGCAAGAGATTTAGCACTGTTAGCAGGAAACGAAAATCAAGTAGTTAAAGAAATTACAGCGGCTGCTGAGTTGGTTGCAGAACGTGTAAATAAGAAAACTAGCAGAATGTCAGGAGTTGACTTAACAAGCCTAAGAAGTAATTTAGGCATGAAGGCTGCTGCATTATCTGGAGATGACGGGCAGTCTATTCTAAGGTCTGCTGTTTACAGGGAGATGCAGAATTCAATAGACGATGTAATCACTTCTCAGCTTAAAGGAAAGAGACTAGCTGATTATTTAGCAGATAAAAAAGCATACAAAAGTCAATCAGTTCTTAGGGACGCAGTGTTAGCTGCTTCAGGTAAGGCAGGTAGACAAGGAAGGTTTACACCAGACGAGTGGGTAGCCGCTATTAAGAAAAACAACAAGAAAGAAGCACGTATTGGAGAAGGGCCGCTAAGACAAGAAGCTGAAAAAACAGCCTCTTTTGTTAAAACAACTACTGATAAAATCACTTCAGAAGCTGAACTGTTAGCCACTAAACTTGCTAATAGGAGAAACCGTGAGATTAAACGTGCTGTTAACAAGGCAAAAGCTGAACTATCTTCTTTAGACAAACAGAAAGAAGCTCTTGAAAAAAGACTGAGTAAAGATCCAGAAGCTATGTCTACTATATCTGAAAACATGAAAAGACAAGAGCAGGTAAGACAGGAGTTGTCTGTAAATGAGCAAGAGATTGCTAAATTAAACGCTCTAAGGACAGCAGAGAATCCTTCTTGGTTTTGGCAGCTTGCCGCTACAGGTATAATTAGCGGGTTGACAAGTTTACCTACAGGCCTAACTGCTGCGGCTGCTGGAATAGGCACTGCTAAAGCCTTAACTACACCTACAGCACAGAAGGCGTTAGCAGGACAGTTACCTACACAGCAAGCTGTTCAGCAAATGCAGTTTTTAGGTTCTGATGCTTTAGGTACAGCGCCTTTGGCAGGATCTAGGGCAGTGACAGGAATGTTAACAGGACAAGAGTAAAGAAAAAGGGGGCATTGCGCCCCCAAGTCTTCTCAAGCTACATTAGAAAACTTAACCTTCCCTACGTCACCACGTAGTCCAGCCTTCATGTAGGTGGTAGCTCTGCCTTCAAAGAAGTTCTGATGCTCTACACCTAACACATCGTCCAGCCAGTTTAGTGGGTTCTCTTTGACATTGTAGTTAGTCTTGAGTCCTAACTGTAGCAGCCTACGGTCAGCAATGTACCTGATGTACTGTTGCATCTCCTTCTTGGTCAATCCTGGGATATCCCCCTGCTCAAACACCAAGTCCAAGAACCTATCCTCTAGGTCAACCATCTCACGACATGCCTGATAGATCTCAGCCTTGAAGTCATCAGTCCACAGGTCTATGTTCTCCTGTATAAACTCCCTGAATAGCTTTGTCATTGCTTCTACGTGCATGGACTCATCACGTATACTGTACGTAATGATCTGCCCCATACCCTTCATCTTACCAAACCTTGGGAAGTTTAACAGGATGATGAAGCTAGAGAACAACTGTAGCCCTTCAGTAAAACCTGAGTAAATAGCCAGTGCCTTAGCGATGGACTTCTTGTCTCCTTTAGTAACCTTCACAGCGTTGATGTACTCATGCTTGTCAGCCATAGCCTCATACTCTGAGAACGCCTTATACTCTACCTCTGGCATCCCTACGGTGTCCAGTAGTAGGCTGTATGCGTGTTGATGGATAGACTCCATGTTAGCAAAGCTAGACATCATCATACGTGCTTCAGGTTTCTTGAAGATACGCATGTATCTATCAACGTACCCTGCACCTACGTCTACATCAGACTGTGTAAACAGACGGAAGATCTGCGTCAGGAGGTTCTTCTCCTCATCAGTCATTGTCTGCCAATCTTTAACGTCATTGTGCAGAGGTACATCCTCTGGGAACCAGTGCATCTGGTTCTGTTGTGAGTAGTAGTCAAACATCCAAGGATGGTCAAACGGTTTGTAGTAATCTCTAGTATCTAATAAGCTCAAGCTGCGTCCCCTTCTTTAATAAAAACACCATGACTATTCATATGCCCTTTACGATCTTTAATATCATCATACGCTACCTTCAAGCATTCCTCTAGGGTAGTGTCATTCATAATAGCTAAGGTGTTTAACACCACCAAGCAGTCACCAATGTCATCAGTCACATCACGCTGCTTGGCTATGTTATCTCCTAGCTCTCCCATCTCAGACACAAGTTTAGCAAACTGTGCTAAAGGTGTGCTGTTGTTAAGTATACCACGCTTCATTGCCCACAGGCTAATCAGGTGTATTAGTTCATCACTCATCCTACTTCATGTCCTGCCATAATTACTGCTTGCTTGAATACTTCCACCAAGTAGATGGTCTCCTTCAAGTCCATAGACTCTGTAGCCTTAGCTGTCAGAGCGTCATCTTCAGTCCACCCTAGTACCAGTACGTGATTAAACTCACCCTTACAGTCCTCTAGTACCTCGTCAGCGGTAGCCTGTGTAGGCATCAGGTTAATTACATTACTCATTATCCTACCTCAAATTTATTTGATTTTTTTAAGTTTTCTTCAGCGGTTAGTATTTGCAAGTTATCCTCTGTGTGTAGACCACATACTAAGCCATGTTGTAGCGGTACGATATGGTCAACTTGGAACTTGGGGCTTACACCTACTGCTTCAAAAAGAGCATTAGCCTCAGCAGCGTTGCTGTAAAGGTCTTTGATGTATTGTAGGTCAGCCCAAGCTAGAGTAGCCTGAAGTTTAGCTGCTCGTCTCTTGGCTTTGTAACCGTTTACGGCGCCCCTATTAGCCTTAGCGTACTTAGTATAATACTCCTTGACATGCTCCTTGTTTTCCTGCCGCCACTTAGTATTATACTCCTTGTGTTCTTGCCGCCGCTTAGCATAATACTCCTTGACATGCTCCTTGTTTTCCCGATACCACTTAGCCCTATACTCATCGGCATGCTCCTTGTTTTCCTGATACCACTTAGCCTTTAGCTCCTTTTGGCACACCTTACAGCGGCTTTGGTGCCCGTCCTTGCTCTGCTTACGTTTATTAAACTCAGAAAAAGCCTTAGTCTCACCACATATATTACAAGTCTTCACCGAAGTATCTCTCCAGTACAATCAGCTTGTCCTCTGCTTCAGCAATCTTCTGCACCAGCTTGTCCATAGTCTCAATCAAGTTACCATGCTCACCTACAGCCACAGGATTGTCTAGATAGTTTTGTACCTCTGCTTTGTACACGTCTATCTCAGCGTTGTACAGGCGCTTCATGGCGCTAATCTTGGGGTCTATCACTGTATCCATCCTCCAGTAATTGCTTGTACTTACTCAGGTACTCCTTGTAGCTCAGGGGTGCCTCTTGTTGTTTGATCTTGTTGCTCATGTAACTAGACCACATCTGCATGCAGTAGTTACTGAACAACATAATCTTGTCATCCTGTTCCTTATAGTATACCAGATAGTCAGACCAATTGGTATACTTTTTTAGCTCAGGTATGTAGAACTTTGCTCTGTACGCTGGGTGTTCATCCTTCACAACTTAAACACTCTCCGTCTTCAAGGTTGATCCTGGGTATCTTGATGTTAACATTCTCTGTATTTCTAGCCGCTGTAGTTCGCAGGTAATACATAGATTTGAGTTTGTTAGCTCCTGTCCAATGTACGCTATTAACATACTCCAGATACTCATCGTGGATCTCCTGTGGTGCTGTAGCTGGTGGTGGCTCAAAGAATAAGTTTACTGACTGTGCTTGGCAGACGTACTTCTGTCTTTGGTAGGCGTGTTCAATGACCCAAATTTGGTTAAGTTCAGGCGCTGTCTTGAAAACTTCTTTCTCTTCTTCCGATAGTTCCGGTAGGTCTTTAACAGAGCCTTCAGCAGCAGCAATATCTTTCCACGTTTTCTCTGTGTTGGTACCTTTATCTTCAAGTAGTTTCTCCAAGTATTTGTTCTTGACTTTGTACGAGCCTGTTAACGTTTTGTGCGTAAATACGTTAGCCCTTGTAGGCTCAATACTAGGACTTGTTCCACCGCATATAATACTACTACTAGCATTAGGGGCAATAGCAAGCAGATGGGAATTACGACGGCCACTACCAACCATGTCAGGAGCCTCCCCACGGTCTCTAGCCAGACTTCTGGAAGCATTCTCAGCTCTTTCTTTGATTGTCTTAAACGCTCTATTGTTAAAGCTGGAGGCGTACATTCCTTCAAAAGGGATTCCATTACGTTGAAGGTAACTATGAAAACCCATCGCTCCAAGACCGACCGCACGTTCTCTATATGCGCTATAAGCGGCTTTTGCAAAGCCTGTTTTATCTGCTCTAACATAATCTCTAAACTCCTCTATGCTATCTGCTGACACGTTCATGCCTGTATCTATCATAGCATTGTCAATGAAGTGTTCAATGATGTTATCCAGCATGTTAATCATGTCAAAGATAAACAGTTCATCGTCCTTCCAATCATCAAAGTATTCTAGGTTAACACTAGACAAGCAACAGACTGCTGTGCGATCCTCACTGGTTGGTAGTGTAATCTCAGAACATAGGTTGCTCTGGCGTACCTCCAGCCCCATGTCCTTCTGTGGCTGCGGTAGAGCCTCGTTACAGCGATCTAGGTTAACAATGTAGGGTTCACCTGTCTCTGCTCTGGTGTGTACTAGCTGCCACCACAAGTCCCTAGCGGATACAGTCTTGACTGCCTGCTTAGACTTAGGGTCTATAAGTCTCCACTGATCATCAGACATGACGGCGGCCAGGAACTCGTCTGTGATTGTAATTCCATTGTGAAGGTTAAGGCACTTACGATTAAGATCGCCCCCAGTAGTCTTTCGCATAGCGATAAACTCTTCCACTTCTGGATGACTGATGTCCATATACGCTGCATAAGATCCTCTCCGTGTTACGCCTTGGTTGAAGGCAAGCATCTGACTGTCAACTACGTGCATGAAAGGTATGCTACCAGTAGACTGACTACCGTTAGCAGTTGAAACGCCATTACTTCTAACAGCACCCCAATATCCACCCAAGCCTCCACCTCCACTTGCCAACCATATGTTCTCATCATAGTGATCAGATAGCCCACGCCTTGAATCAGGAACATAATTGAGAAAGCAGCTAATAGGTAAACCACGTGTGGTTCCCCCGTTACTAAGTATAGGAGTGCTAAAACCGAACCAGCCCTTGCTTGCGTAGTTATAAAGGCGCTGTGCAAGATTGTAGTCAGTATGTCCTTGATACGTTGCACCATAGACCGACGCTCTGGCAAATGCTTCTTGGGCATGTGTCTCATCTCCCCAGAAATATCTATCCTTCAGTGTCTCTAGTGAGAACACATTAAGGTTTTCTTCTCTGTCATAATCAATCTGGATACCTAAATAATCCTGTACGCCTACCTTACTTGTCACTAGGGTTCTCCAGCATATACGTAATCAATCGTTCTTCGTACCACCTAGCTTTACGTAGGTCTTCAATAGGACTCTTCTTGTATCTAAAGCGCCACATGTACTTCAGGGCATTGCCACGTAGGTAGCCAATGTACTCGTCGTGATTGAGCATACCCTTGATGGCATCAATACACTCTAGGCTACCAGTGTTGTAATGCTCTGGCCGGTGTACACTATCGTACTTGTAGTCTCCGTACACTGGGTGGTCGTTAGGCTCGTTGTCCTCATCATAGATACGGTTCCAAGCCTCCGCTATACTCGCTTTACTGTTGCGTAGTTTATTCCACTCTTCTGGTGTTGCGTTATCAATACTCATCTTGTTCTACCTCTACTTCATCTTCATCTACTTCGGCTTCAAACACCTGTAGACGGTTAATAAATTTATCTTCAAACCTATCCAGCAGCTCTTCAGAACTAATGTCCAGGGCTTCCAGTAAGTCTTCAGCGTCATAGCGTTTAAGGATACGCTCTATTACTTCATCCATTGTTAGTGACATGATCTACATACTCATCAACTGTGTAAAACTCAAAGCCTTCTTTGTGGCACCACTGTCCCATCGTAATCTTAGAACCTTTCCTGACCTTCTTGTTGGGGTCTGACAGGACAAAGATTAACTTGATTGGTTTAATACTATCACGTATTGATGTGTACTTCTGGGTGTCTCCTGCCCTAAAGAATCCTTTAGTCTCAATGTAGTCACCCGTCTTCTTGTCCACAAAGTCTGGCTTGTATTTCCTGTGCATCACGTATGGTACATCATATGGCTCATACAAGTAGCGTTTCTTAGGCGCTGACTGTGCAAAGCGTTTCTCTAAGCCTGATCTGTAGATGCTCTGCTTACGTGATCTCTTGGACTTTAGGCTCATTTACCACCTCCGTTAAGTATCGTGGCCCTGTAGAGTACAAGAATGTACGAAGGTCTGGATAACAAGCATGTTTGAAGTGACAGTAAGAGCAACCCATAGCCAGCTTCTTGTTACCGGACTTGCCGTCAGGCACTGTGTCATGGCACAAGGGTGGTGGTTCCTTCTGCTCTACCATCTCCTTCACATGGATGATACGCTCCTCTATGTCCTTCTTCAGCACTTCATAGACAGGAGCCTGCTTGTCCTCTAGGTCATACTTCAGGTAAGTCAAGTGACCGTTAGCTTTGTCCATAGCCAGCCAGCCTACCTGTGTCTCACCTTCAGACCTAGCGTATCCCTTGATCTGATCTATGTACCCAAACGGATCATCAAAGGCAAGTGAAGCGTCCCTGAACTTCTTGAAGCCGTAGGTACTGGCAGACTTAACGTCAGTCACTATACCATCAATCTTGCAGTCCATGCTGCCTGAGATACCCTGTACAGTAGCCTGTGCTTGCTCATGTGTCACTGTGTGCCCTGCTAGACGTACAAACAGTAGCAGCATCTCCTCAATAAGATGACCGTACATGAACTTCACAAGGGTATGTGGCTGCATCTTTTCCTTCGGCCCTACATTGTTGTAGTGGTTCCACAGGAACCTGTCGGTCTTACCGATGTTAGACATACGCAGCTTACGTGCATCAAAGCTACCACGTTGGGTAAACTCCTTACGCATAAGATCCTTACATGCCTCACCAAAGTCATCAATGATCTGCTCAGCGTCCACTGACCTGTCAGGTGACTTGAACTTCACAAGATTGTATATGTCATCTATCAGGGTGTTAGTTGTTTTCATCAAAGTATCCATCTAGTATACGTTCAGCCACTGGTGCAGCAATTACAAACCATTCATTCTTATTACCATGAGTTTTCCTTAGTAGCTCATGTATCTCACTCTCTGCTTTACGTCTGTCCTTAGTGTCATAAGACTTTATCAAGATGTAGTCCCTGTATGGGCTACCTGTCTGGAACTGCTTTAGCCTGTCCTCTGCATCTATTGCCATGCCTATCTTAACCCAGCTAGGGTAAGCTGGACTATACAAGATGTACACTTGACCTTCTTTTGCAGTCTTGTAGTTACTCAGTGACTCAAACGCTGCATCACCGAAGGACTTGTAGCGTCCAGGTTTGTACAAAGGATGTTTTTTAGAAATGTGTTTACCGTTAACCCACATCCTTTTACTGTTGTACTCATTTTTGCATGGGCGGCAAATTAACTCATTTTTACTTTCTCTTGAAACACTCCAATTTTTTTTAGGCTCCAAAACTGCCCCACATTTGGAGCAAAGTTTAGTGTGTGTCTGCCCAACTACTTCCAACTTGGTACTCTCCTGTGAGTTTACAGTTGAGTCCCAGTTCAGTTCCTGCTGCTTCCAAGCAGGAGACTGCAAGTCTTCCGTACTTGTCTGCGTGGTCTGATCTAACTTCCGCTTGTACTTCGTCATGGATGTTCCCCACAAAGTAATAGTCTAATTTCCACATTGTAGCATACTCTTCCAGCAAACACATTGCTTTCTTCATAACAATTGCACCGGCACTTTGCAGTAAAGTATTGAGTGCAGAGTGTGCTGACCTAATATGTAACAACCTGCCGTCTAAGCCTTCAATAGTTCCTTGCTCTGACTCTCTGACAATTCTGTCTTTAAGATCTGAATATGCTGTGAGATTAGACATAAATCGTTCTCTAAGTGTTTTACCAGCAGCTCTGCCTGCTGAAGCCACTGTTCCAAGTTTCTCATCTCCTGCCCCGTAGAGAAGTGCGTAGATGAAAGTCTTTGCCTGATCTCTTGATTCAAGTCCTGCAAGGTGCTGGTTAGCAGTGTGGATGTCTCCGTTAATGACTTCATTTGTGTACTCCTTATCGTCCATGTAGTGGGCCAACATGCGTAGCTCTAGGCCACTAGCGTCAAACCCTACAAGTTTATAGCCTTCTCTGGCAACCCAGCACTGTCGGCATTCCTTGCCATACGGTGAGTAGCTTGCCGGTACTTGGGCCAAGTTTGGTTTAGAATGTGTCATACGACCAGTAACAGCACCGTTGGTGTTAACATAGCCATGCACTCTGTCGGTGTCTGGGTTAGCTTCATCTACCCATGACTGCACTTGAGCAACACGCTTTTGTAACATCAGGTACTCAGCGATCAACGCTGCCTGTGGTATGTCCTTCACTGTAGACAACACTGCTTCATCTACTATTGGCTGACCTGTTGGTGTTAGCTTTTTAGGCTTCCATCCAAAGTCCTTCAAGTACTCACCTATCTGCTGACGGGAGCCAAGGTTGAATGGCTTGAGTACCTGTCGCATGAAAGGTTCTCTGTTGCCTGACTGCTGCACCTTCTGGTACTCATCGTCAGTGAGTCCTACCTTAGACAGGCTACCGTCCTTCTTGGTCTTTGGCACTACCTGCTTAACGTCAACCCACTTAGGCTTGAATACCTTGTGTACTTCATCCTCCACAACAAGCTTGCGCTCCTTCAGGGTAGCAAGCAAATCCATAGCATGTCTCATGTCCAAAAGCCAACCATTACGTATCTGCTTCTGCACAATCCACTGCGTCTCGTGCTCAAGGGCAATAGACTCCTTGCTAAACTTGCTTAGCTCTAGCTTCATCTTGTTGTATGCCTTAGCTGTCACACGGACATCTTGGATACAATAAGCAACCATCTCATCGGACAGGCAAGTCCAATCACTGTGATCTCCTTTAGGGAATCCCAGGATTTCACCCCAGTTAGACAGCCTGTGGCCTCCTTCACGTTGTGGGTTAGCAAGACGGGAGAGCACTAATGTGTCCTCTACTCTGCTCTTGTCCACCGTGATGCCCCATAGCTTCTCTAACACCGGCATGTCAAAGCCTATCAGGTTGTGCCCCACTACAGGGAAGTCACCTGAGAGAGCCTTTGCGAGGCTTTCACGGTCGTAGTGTTCCTGTACCACATCGTCCTGCATAGTTACTGCTAACCATATGGTGTCAGGATCAAGACCGTTAGTCTCTATGTCCAAGAACATTGGTTTATAAGGCACTGTCTACATCCTTCGGCTTATTTGTCTCTGACATTCTACCAGTAAAGTTATCGTACTTCAGGTAGCAACATGCACCAGTTAGCCCAGAGTAACGGTTCTTGAGCACACGCACTGTTGTCGTGTTACGTCGTTCAGGGTTATCGTCCTGTTGATCACGCTCCAAGCCAATGACCATATCAGACAATTGTGCTATAGCCTGCGAACCACGCAGTTCACTTAGGCTAATCTGCCCACCGTCCTCGTGTGCCTTGCCTTGGGTACGCTTCAGGTGCGACACAAGGAACAGGCCTACGCCTAGCTCCTGCACCAGTGACCGTAGCTTGGTCATGATAGCATCAATAGCTTTGCGCTCATCACCGTTGTCCTGTGCTGACACAACGATGGACAGGTGATCTAGGATAATCCACTTGCAGTCCAGCGCCTTAGCCATGTACCTGACCCTAGCCAATAGGTTGTCCTCGCTGGTGCTGCCCCAGTGGTCAAACAGGTAGAACCTGCCGGTACCAAGGGTGTCCTCCCAGTAAGGAAACGCTAGTTCTGGATCAAGCTCCTCCTCAAGGTGCAAGGGACAGTCTGCCTCTACTGACATGATGCCTAGCGCAGTCCGAGCAACATCCTCCTCCAATGCTAGGATTCCAATGTTGTCCTCCGTTGCCCTGAGCAAGTAGTGCTCTAACTCCCTGACCATCTGAGATTTACCCATGCCTGACCCTGACGTTATCGTCACTAGCTCGTATGGTCTAAATCCCTTCGTGTAGGTGTTGAGTCCCTGCCAAGGATACGGTATTGACTTTACCTTGATCTTGTTGGTTAGGGCATCCCATGTGTCACTGCCTTGGATGATACCATCAGGCTGATAGACCTTGGAATTCCACCACGCCGCAGTGAAGTCTCTCACCTTGTTAGCTACCAGCATCTCACTAGCGTCCTTCAAGGGTAGCTTGACTATCTTTAGCTTGCTTGGTGAGAACAAGTCCTTGATATCATCTATGGCCTGCTGGCCTGCCTTGTCACCGTCAAAGCAAACAACCACGTTGTCATAGCCTTCAAGGAAATCCAGGTTCTCCTTGATCTCCTTAGCTGCTGACGATGCTCCGTTACGCAATGAGACTACATCCCACTTGCGCTCAAACATCTCAGACACACTAAGGGCATCTAACTCACCTTCTGTGATTGTTATATACTTACCACCACCACGGCACGTTTGCTGTCCGAACAGACCTACATTAGTGGTCATGTCACCTGTAGCATGGAAGTCCTTGGTCTTCACATGACGTATCTTGGTGGCTTTCAGTTCGTCGCTGTCAGTGCTGTAGTACGGGTAGATGTGTTTTGCAATCTCACCGGAGGCATTGTACTCCACCATGACATTGTACTTCCTACAAGTCTCTTGGCTGAGTCTCCTGTCCGGTATTGCTGCTATGACTCCCGATGCTGTCATATCTTCTAATGGCCTCCTTGGTTGGGGCTGTAGTTGAACTACGTTGCCATTCACATTTTCGTGGTGATTGCACCCTGCTGCAAAACAATGAGCCGACCCGTTGCTATAACGGGCCAGCGCATCACTTGAGCCACACTTAGGGCATGGCTCATGTTTTACAAAGGTGCTCTTTTCTCCACTATAGGTCGGCATCTATGCCGTTACTGTCTTCGGCTACTTCCACTACCCGTACTGCGTTTAGGTAGGTCGGTGTGCCGTGTACAGGGTGTGGTGTTGCTGTCTTATAGCTAAGACGCACCACAGATCCTCGCGGGATGTTACCAACGAAAGGTTGGTCGTTAGCATCAATGACTTTTACATTGAACTTGCTGGTGAACTTCCGCTGTTTGTTACCTTCGTACTCCCGTAGCTTAACACCCTGCTCAGCTAACAAATCAGCGTTATCATCGTCCAAGGTGATAGTCAAGGTGTACTTGCCTGTGTCCTGTCCGTTATAAACTTCTGTGCTGTCCAAGTGAGCAAATGCTGCTTTACCACTAACTACTGCCATATCAATTACCTCTAAGGTTTACTTTAGTTTACTAAAGAGAGCTAAAGAATAATCATTATGATAATCACAATGTGTTCTTCGCTCTCTTGAGTCTATTATACATGAATCTGACTCATGCGGGCCTGGATCATCATGAAAATAATTCATGTTGGGATGTTAACCGTTTCACCTCCTCAAGTCTCTTAACTAAATCTTGCACTTCGTTATCGTCTACCTTTTGGTTTGGAAACCTTGCTTTCAGTGATTCCACGTTGCAAGGGTTGCACAAATCTAGCTTGTCTTTGTCCTCAAGTAGTACATTGCAGGCTTTACAGCGCATTAGTGTACCTCCTGTGACTCATTACCTACTAATTGCGCGTACAAGCACTCTAAATCGTCCGTAGAGCGGTTTTCTAGGTCATCGTGTACGTAGGCACTGCACATTGCTAACATCTCGCTAACGGGCATTACGTTAAGCCTGTACTCACTCAAGGTTTGCACAATAACATCACGCCTGTTTTGTTCTGGATCTTGTTCGTTACTGTCTGTAACATCTTCGTCCCAATATGTTGTGCTCATTTGACCACCTCAGTCAGCCCATGCCAATCGTTTATGGCAAAAGTAATTTCTTTGTCGTGCGGTATGTACCATGACCTCAAGCCAAGGTGTACACCAGTATACGAGCGTCCTCTTGTCAGGCCGTATCTTCGCTTGTGTTTTCTCAGTCTGTAAATCATGTCCCTTGTCTCCTAATTTTTGTTGATCTTGAATACATACACATCCTTTTTGCTAGGGTGCATGTACAGGCTGTAACGCCCTTTACAGTATACATGAGCGGCGGTCTGTACGTTAGCTCTTTTGGACTTCTCCACTAAAAACCACTCGCCTTGGCGCATCCCTAGCATTAGTGGTTTCCAGGTTCCTTGATTACGTCGGTACAATTGCTTCGGCGCTACTGTGTTTGTTACTTTGTAAAATTTCATTGGTTAGTTTCCTTCTGGTTTTGGTTTAGTTTAACTCTTCTTGCCACTGATTGCACTTGGCGCAATAGTGACCGTCGGGGTATTGTTCCACGGTTCCACGTCCCGACAGGCTTTCATATTCTGCCGGTACGTATTCCCATTCATGATTGCATTCTTCTACTGGCTCAGGTCTTCGCATAGCATCCGCAAGGGCTTTAATTTCCTCCGCTAGTTCTAGTATTGATTTGTCGCTGTGGTTTCTTCTCATGATGTCACTCCAAGTAATAGCGCCCACGTTAGGTAAACGCCAAGAATAATTGTAACGGCTGCTGTTGTTTTGTTCAACACTGCAAAAACCAGGTTTTCGTGCTGTTGCTGTTCGCGCTCTTCGCGCCTGGAGAGTGTGTGGTCTGTCTTCATCGGTTCAAGTCCTGTTTGTTAAACCCATACTCCGCAAGCCTACTGAATAGCAGCGCCTCGGTCAATTCTTTGTCCGACCTGTTGGATCGGTTGTTAAGTGATATGGTGTCAGCCCAAGCGATCTGTAGGCGCACTGGCGGCTCCGTGTCTATGCGGACATTGTAAAACTTTTGCGCTGTATGGCAGACCTCTATACAAGCTAGGTCGCCATGCTTGTTGGTAATTGTTCTCATGTCAAAAGGTCTCCGTCGGTTGTGTAGTAGTCAGTAGGGCCAAATGCCTCTGCTATTGCTTGGAACTTGTCAGCGTAGTTGCCGATGCTGTAACTGTAGACTTTAGGACGATCCCAGAAACCGGTGCCGTGACCATTGCGTGACAAGTAGAAGTCATGCGCTGCTTGTTGCCTGTTGTCATCATTCAAGTAGCAGTCAATACGCGACAGGAAAGCCAAACAGTCTATTGTGGCTTCTCTGTGACAATCTTCGTCAAGTTCTTGTGGTTCAATGTCAGCCACCCAAAAGGCTGTGTCTAGGTATTGCTCCAAGAAGTTTGCTTCTTTGTCTGTCAGTGTAATTGTTGTCATGCTGTTATGCTCCAAAGTTAAAGCTACTGGTGTTGGTGTTAGTCTGCAAGGCACTGTCTCTTTTGTTTGGTATGCCGTAGATCTTAGCTAGGCGTTTAAGCTCTGCTTTGTATTTTTCTTGGCTATAGGTTAGCAGTTGCTCGTTGCCGTTCAAAAAGATTTTGTAAGTAAAGCTCATGCTGTTATGCCTCCGTCGCATGTTCTAGGATCTCGTCTACTCTGACACAGTGAATCCATGATGTTACTATGTCCCCCAGTAGGCTGGCTGGTATGTTGTCCAGCAGGCTTTCCAGATGCTCTGAGATGGCTTCCTCTGTTAGGTTGTCATCTTCCCTGAGCATGTCCAGAGTGCCGTCGTTGTCCAGCCACAGAGCAGCCTGCCATGTCTCAAAGTTGCACCATCCGTTGTGTGTTGTGTCGCTCATTGTCGTTTCCCTTCTCTGTTGTTGTGTTTGGCGTAATGCTGCCACTGATAGCCCCTGAATGCAAGGGCTATCTATAGAGCACTAGGCTACTGTTAAACTTTCTATTGTGTTGTAAAATACAGCCGCAAGATTGGAGCCCTTTAACGACAGGTTTATTCTGTCGGCTGCTTTCTCCGCCTTTTCTACGCTTTCTGCTTTATATATTCCCGCTGCACTGTTTAGCTGCCAGACAGTAACGATTCCTTCGTTGTCGTATGTAGCGCCCCATGCGTCGTAATAGTTAGCCATCTGTTTTATTACCTTGTTTATTGAATGTGGAACCATAATGCCGGAGCACTAACACAAAGACAAGATATTTCTTAGACCATATTGTTATAAGACTCCAGGTTCTTATGTCTACTTTAGAGAACCTTATTGGCTACTATATAGGCACACACTCTTCAGCATTCTCAAGCGCCCCTAAGTCTAACTGTTAGCGCCAGGTGGTGCCCCTAAGTCTAACTGTTGTACTCTGTGGTGC